GCCTTGCCGAATACCTTAGCCTCGCCGGATACCTCAGCCTTGCCGAATACCTTAGCCTCGCCGGATACCCAAGCCTTGCCGAATACCTTAGCCTCGCCGGATACCCAAGCCTTGCCGAATTGAGATAAATTTGCTTCCGATTCAACATACCCGCCTAAATCACCAGATTTGACTCCTATAGAATCTATATTAATTAACGCTTTTATCCTATAGATAGTAATTCCGTATACATTAATTGTTTCTGATGTTAACTCGTATTTTTTCATCTTCGTTTCGTGTTTATTGGTTATTTACTACTCTTTCGATTGCTCTTTCAATATCAATTATGAATGATCGGTACAATGCCGCTTTAGTAAGCAGTCTTGTCATTGTAACATAATCACCTTCTTTTCGTTGAATTAATTCTTGTGCGTTTTTAAGTTTACGCTGGTAATCTTCTAATAATATTTTCATCGCTTTATCTTATTGGTTATTTACTACTTTGTTTTCTCTTTTCTTCAATTCAGCTATTATAGCCCTCTGGGTCCCTATTGGCAAAGATTTTATACATATCTCCAATAGTAGCCTTTCCATTTATGTCCATACATTGCTGCTTTACTTATATTTTTTGGATGTACATTTAATTTTTTTCCTGCTATTATTATTGATTCATAAGGCCCATATTTGTTTCCTAGCATATCAATCGCTTCTACTTTTTTCCAATTATGTTTTGTTAATTGTATGTTTATGGTTTTTCTGACTTCTTCTTCTTTAATAACCAGCATCCATTCAATATATCTAGCAACTATAACAAGTTGAAAACTGCTTAATCTAGCTTTATTCTGCATTTCTTCAAATGCTTTATTCAGCATACTCATACACTTTACTTACTCCTGTTTTTGTATTTTTAATTACTTTAAATGTTTTATCTGCATACGACGCTAACACATCATTATGAGTAACAATGATAAATTGAATATTTAATTTATTTGATACTTCTTTAATCATAGATGATGCTGCTTCTTGATATTCTGCACTTACCCATTTCAATGGTTCGTCTAAAATAATAACATTATTGTTATGAGGTGTTTTCATGCTCCAACTCGCAACACGTAAAGCAAATGCTGTTACATCAATTGCACCTCCTCCACTCGCATCCATTGGATCAAGTTCGTTTTCGTTTCGTTTAAAAAGAAGATCACATTCAGATTTATTTCTACGTTGCACAAAATTTACTTGCAATTCATAAGGGTCTGGGAATACTGCAGCAAGTGCAAGGGATGTGATGTCTGAAAGATGAAAAGTAAGTTGCTCTTGTGTTCTTTGTCCAACTTCTTGAATAATGATTCGAGCTTCTTCATGTCGTTGTAAATCCCTTTTCAATTCTTTTATTTCTTTTTCTTGCTTTTCCACACTTATTTGTAACTGCATAAATTGACCTTTCATGCGTTCAAATTGTTTTCTCGCTTCTGTAATATTACTCATAATATTTTTCTTCAATTTCTTTTAAACCTTTTTCAATTTGTTTTGTTAACTCTGCATCTTCTTGTTTAATTTCTTGCAGCTTTTTCTCCGCTAATTCTAATGTTGTGCAATTCCAATCTGTTTTTAATTGTTTTAACAACATGGTAAGTTGTCCGTTGAGCGAAGCAATATCTTTTTTTGCTTGTTCAATCTCTTCTTTTAATTCTAATAATTGTTTCGTGGTTAACATAGTTATACAGTTTTTTCAATTGATTCATAAATAATATCCATTACTGATTGTCTTACTTGATTTACTTCTTTAAACCTTTCTAAATTTTCTTCAAACGACACTGCCGCTTTCCAATCATTCGTTAAACTTACAATAAATGCATCAATACGATTATCCCTTTTTTCTTGTTTCTCTATATGTTCTCGATTGATAACATTTGTATCAAATGGTAAATGAATTTTGGTGCATGTGTTATCCTCAGCATGATAAAGAAATACGCAAGGGGTATGATTCATTTGATCCGCTTTATGCCTTGTCATACTGCCTGGATTAATCAATAACTTACCATTTCTTTCTGCTGTAAACGTCATATGATTATGTCCCGTAATAATTAAATCATATTGTGAGTATTTTCGCAGCAAACGCATTGAATCATCCCATGTACATCCTGGGTATGGGGAATGTCCAGATTGATAAGTTGAAACATGCCATACTAGTATTTTTTCTCTGTTATTCAATGAATCATCAGGAAACTTTCCCCAATGACACTGTGGAAGTATTGTTAATTTTCCAGCTTGCGCTAATGTATAAACTCCTGATTTTTCTGCTAATTCTAAATTGTGTTGAGGTAAATCGTGGTTCCCATACACCGTATAAAATTGATCAGGAAGATGAGCAATAGTGTGTGAAAGAAGAAATGGACTCGGTTTCCAATACTCAAACATATCACCGCTACACAATACTTTACAATTATATTTGTATTGTAATTCTGCAATAAAATCCATCTTTTTCCATTGAGCTGCCCAATAATCATCCGTTCTACAAATCGGTTGATCTTCTCGTATATGCAAATCTCCACAGATGATTGCATCAACTGGTTTATTTACTTTCGTTCTACCCATTTGGACAATTTAATTTATATGGAACGTGTATAAGATAATATTGTTTGATATTTTTTATTTTTTCATTACTTATTGGAAGGTGTATTTCATACTCCGCTTCACATCTTACAATATCATTTATTTTAAAATGAATAGTTGCATTTATTAAATTAGTTGTATCAATGCCTAATAAAGATAATAAATCAAATCCATTTTTCATATTTGGACCTGGTGTCGTCATAATTATTTGTTTTTTTATTTCCCACATAAAGGACAAATTTCTGGCATTTCTGCGTGCCATGTTTTTTCTGATTTTTGCAATTGCATGTTTTGTTCTTTAATTTTTGTTTGCAGTTTTGCAATTTGCTGCATCAGCTTTGAAAGATTTTCCATATCCTGTTCCTTTCGTTGTTTTGTTTGCATTAATTGCAGAGAATCGTTTAAAATCGTTTCTATGGGAAGTATTGTTTCACATTGTGTAATGTCATTTTTAATTTGTTTAATGTTTTTGATAAAAGCGGATAATGAGGTGATTTTATTTTTTACTATTTCTTGTTTTCCTTGTATCACAATTACAGCATTTACATCACCCTCTAACAACAATACACCTTCTTGCATTTGTTTTATTTCTTGTTGTGTTTCGTTTATCTGTGTAATTAATGATGTAAGTTTGGTTATTGTGTTTTTATTAGTAATTGCTTTACGTTCCAGACCTTCTAAAACTTCAATTTCACTTTCTAATTTTTGAAGATCAGGAAATTGTTTTAACTTCTTTTTATCTTCTTCAATCTGTCCTTCTTTAAATTTAATTTTTGTACTGATATCTCGAATCCTTGCATTTACATTTTTTGTTCCTATATCTATTTTATCTAATCGTGCAATACGATTAAAATGCTGTGCAATTTCACCAGGAGTGTTGGATAACAAAAAAACATTATCCATCTGCCTTTGTAAATTTACATCATCCATATTCAATGCACTTCGTATTTCAGCGGGAACATCTTGCCCAAATGCACGAAAAATCATATCATTTAATTGATATATATTTTCTGCACCTTCTTTTTTACGAGCAATAATGTCCGTTTCAGTTTCAATTGTGACAACGGTATTTCCTCCCCAATAGCTTTTGTAACTATCACCTGCAGGACGGTTTTCTTTTACAAGTCGTAATGCACGAATAATAGAAGATTTCCCGGAATCCGTTTGCCCAATAATAACATTCACACCTGGTGAAAATTCCAGATGTGAATGTTTATGACTTTGAAAATTAGTTATATCAAGAGATCGCAGCATTGTAATCAAATTTAGCAAGTTCAAGTAACCATAAAGCATCTGCTTCATTATCATCTTCACCTGTATAACCCAAGCGTTCTCGTGCTGCAGAAATCATTAATGCTTTACTAGCATTTCCTTTTCCTGTTGCATATTTTTTGATTTCTGTAGCAGAATACCCGCGATATGGTATTTTTAAATCTTCACATACCGTTTTTACTTGTCCAACTAATTCACTTTCCACAATTAATGAACTTTTATAAAATCCCGCAGGACGTTCAAAAACAACAAGAGTCACATTTTCTGCAGGTATTATTTCATGCAATTTTGAACGTAATCTAATTAATCGCATACCTGCGCTTTCATCCCTTTTTGCGCTAAAATCCCATACCCCAAACACATTTTTATCAACTGCCCATCCGCAATGAGTGGCAACATCAAGGGCAAGGATTTTTTGATCTTTTACATTATTCATTTTAGTTCTTTTCATATTCAATTCCTTTCTTATCTGTAGGTGTATTATCAGCTAAAACAATCACTGCAATTCCTGCAATAAAAACCCAACCCCATCCTCTCACATCATTAAATGCCATGAAAATACTGCATGCTGTAATTGCTGCACCTGTTATTATAAATAATATATTTTTCATCTCATTTTTGGTTTACGTACTGTTTTAAACTTCTTTTCAATCTCCTCCCACAACATAATCGTTTCCTGTTTCAATTTACGTGTTAATCCTTCTGCTTCTACAATATGTATAGCTTCTTCCATAGAGTTTGAAAGATTCTCACCATTCAAAGTATATACCGTGTTTTTGGTATAATCTTTTACAAACTGTAGATTTTCACGCACATCATCAATTCCGTAATCAAAAAGAATAGTTACAGGAGCAATACGATAAGGTTTCCAAATGGATGATTTAAAAACTTCAATTAACGTAGTAACCCCAATGATTCTTGTGACCTCCTTATTTGCTACTTTTATCTTACTTTTAATCAATTCAGGTTTAAATGTACGTAAGCGTAAACTAGAATAAAATCCAACGGCTTCACCACCTGGTGTTACATATTTTGGTGCGTATTGTCCTCCATCAACATTAATACGCACTTGATTGCTGCATACCATTAGATAATTTTTATCAGTGAGTATACGGCATGTTTTACGCAATTCTTCCGACAATTCTTTTGCCCTACGCATACCCATCTTATCTCCTTCTTCTTTTTCCATTTCAATATTCGTGGACAACGCTGCTAAAGAATCCGTAAAAATACCATGTATTTTCGCTTTTGTTTTTGGTTCCCATTTTCGCACTCCTTGAAACACCTCAGTAACAGTATTTGGTTTTGAATAACTTGCTTCTTCCATATTCAAATCAAATAATCGTGCAAATTGTTGATTTAAACGAGCTTCAGGATCATGGAACATAATATCCCCTTGTTTTCTTTGTACTGATCCTGCAATCTCACACAACAATACTGTTTTTCCACTACCACTAGGTCCAAAAATTTCAACTAAAATACCTCCTGGCAACCCACCTCCTTTCACTCGTCCTCCTGATATTGCTAAATCTAACAACGTAGAACCTGTTGAGATCATATTTGAAGTGTCACCTTCATACTCCTTTTCCTTCAGCATTCCGGTTTCTTTTAAAAAGGCATCTCGTTTGATATTACAGATCCTTCGTGCCATTTGAGCGCTCAATTTACCAGGTTTTTCTTCTTTAAATTTTGTTCTACTCATCTGTTACATTTTTTAAAACGATTGAAATATACTCCTTATCCATGCCTTCATTTAACAATTCTTGTTCAATCTGTCGTTTAAATTGAATGATTGTTAATGAAGGGTTAAGGCATTTATGTTGCTCGAATAAAGAATTTAGTTTTTTTGCAAATTTGTCAACTATATCTGTTTCTTTATTCACCTCAATCCACACATTCACCTGATCCCTTACAATCTGCGTCTTTGTTTTATTGTATGTCAAAGCATGCATTGCAAGGTAGTTGTGAGCGGCTTTTGGCAAACGCACCGAAAAATACCGCTCACTTTTCTTCCCTTCATTCTTTTTTCTAATCAAACTCATTTCCTAGCATCTTTTGCATCAGAACACTCGTCCCATAAATCGCAACTATCACATTCATCATACTTATTCGTGTCCATCCCAAACCTATATCCATGTGGGCAACGATCCTTTTTATCACCTGCTTTTGGTTTTACAGGTTCTTTGATACTCTTTTTTGCACGAACAGGTTTTTCCTCCTCTTCATCTTCATCCTCCTCTTCAGGTTCTTCTTTTTTTGCAACTCGTCTTTGTGGACGTTCCGTGCGTGTTATGTGTTTTTTAGGCTTTTCTTCATCTTCATCCTCTTCTTCTTCTTCATCTTCATCCTCTTCTTCTTCTTCATCTTCATCCTCTTCTTCCTTTTTTCGTGTATTCCGCCTTACAGGACGTTCTTCTTCCTCCTCTTCCTCTTGTTCTTTTTTACGCCTTACTCGTACAGGTTCCACATCATCTTCTACATCTGCCGGAGGAACATCTTCCATCTCAAAAAACATTGCTTGTAACTCCTCATAAGAATGAAGAATCAAGCAATCATCAAGATTTGGAATGTCGTCAAGAATAGATTCATCATAAGCGTCTCGATCAATGAATTTAATATCTGCAGTTTCAAAAAACTTCTTCTTGCCAAATGGTTTCCAACGCATTTTGATTTCCATTGTCTTTCCATTTTCGAGATCAGGAAATACACCATTTTCTTCTTCCTCTAATAACGTGTCATTTAAAACTTCCTGAAATAAAAACTGTGCAACATCCCACACATAAGGGACTTCATCATGTTTTTTAACATCAATTGGAACAACGATGTATAAACAACGATCTTTTGCTGCAATATCCTTTACTTCATCCCAACTTGCACCTTTTTTCATTTTTTCTTGAACATAATCACAAATCGGGCATTTCTTACCAACGCTTTTCAAACACACTGCCGTATCATTATTTGCACCAATTCCACGATGTATTTTATATGGACGTTTGTACCACAGTGATCCTGGTGTAGCTTTGTCCAAAGAATCATCCCTATCTGGGTGTTTTGCATCAGTGACTTCGTAAGGTAAAAAATCTAATTTAATCCTTTTTGTATCTTCTTCTATTGCAAGGAATCGGATATTTTTAGGTAATCGTAATGTGGATGAGCCTTTACCTGCTTCCTTTTGTTTTTTAGCATCACTTACTGTTTGTGCGCCAAAATTACTTCTTCTTTTTTTACTCATTTAATTGAAATTTTAAGGTTAATACTACTGTTTATTTTCTTCTTTTGAAATTTGTTGCTACGATGTTATCAGCTTGTTTTTGTGTTTCCTTTTTCTTATACTCTTGTGATAAGTCACGAGGAACACGTGGGCCGGAAAAATATTGCATACCAAATAATTTAACAAGATTTTCTAATGCTTCTTTTCTTTGATTAAAAGCTGATACTGCGCTTTGTGCTATATCCGCTTCATATCTCGCATCTGAAAATTCTTGCATTGCTTCTTTATACGTGTCTTGTTTAATAATAAGATTGGAAATAGCATTCTCCGTTATTTTTTCAACACCGTATTTTTTAGGATTAGATCTTATTTTTTTATCTAATTCTGCTTTTGCAACATCTAAAGCTTCTTTTGCTTCATCAACTCGTTTTCTTGCTTGTGCTGCATTTCGTGCATACTTCATAAACAATCTTGGTTGTTCTAACCATTCAACATCCAAAGCTGTTTCATCAATCCTAATTTCATTTTCATAGTTAATGTTCATAGTTTTCGTCATTTTTAGTTACTGAATAAGCGGCATATGTTATTTGTGGCCAACCTGAATTATATGTAGGTTCAAGAAATTCTTGAAGAATCAACCCGGCACGTGGGTTATCTGCACCTTTCAACAACACTGCTTGTGCATATCCTAATACAACTCTTCTGACTCCTTCCGCATCTTGATCCTTCAATCCTGTTAAAATATTGGCAACAGTCTTCCATGAAGCGTTATTGAATAATGCACGAGCAAGTTCGATAGATTGCATTTGCTGCACATCAATCTTTTTAATCACCTCTTGCCGCTGTTCAGGTGTTGTTTTAATTACTTGTTCAAGTATTTGAATAGCGTTACGTGCATGTCCTTCACTTTTCTCTGCAATCTTTTGTAACAACTCCTGTTCAATCTGAACACCTTCACCTTTACATATACGTTTTAATAAACCTGTCATTTGTGCATCTGTCAATAACTGTACTTGGAATTGTTGACAACGTCCACGAATAGCAGGAAGAAGTTTCACAGGATCAGTTGTACAGAGAATAAAATATACATGAGAAGGGGTGTCTTCAAGTATTTTTAATAAAGCATTCATAGCATCTGTACTCAATTTATGACACTCATCCAATACCCATACCCTGCACGTACTGTTAATTGGTTTATATTGTGCATTAGAACGTATTTCTCGAATAGTATCAATTCCACGAAAATCGGCAGTGTCTAATTCACAATAATCCATATTAGGTGTTTCTACACCTAACACTTCATCTTCAATCATTTCAGGACACCCAAGTGTTTTTGCAATAATACGTGCAATAGTTGTTTTACCACAACCCGTAGGACCATGAAGAAGAAATGAATGAGAGCATGTTGCAGTATCCGACAACATAGATTCTAATGTTGTTACTGTTTCCTGATTCCCTTTCACTTGTGTGAAAGACGTAGGACGATATTTATGGTATAAACTCATTTTTCTTCAAATACATAAGTCATTACAAAAAATACACCAACAAAATACTCTTCTAAAAATTTTTTAAATTTCATAATTTTTAATGTTTAAGGTTCATACTTATGTTTATCTGCCCAACTACAATCCACATCACATATTTCCGCATCCGCTTCCATTGGCACGATGATCCACGGCCATGCTGCAGGTAATTCTACAGAAATTATTTCATTTGCTCGTGCAATTACTTTTGTCACTTCTGCAGGATCCGCATCTAAAATCATACTATCGTGTATCTGTCCTATTAAACGACTATTCATTTGTTCATCGTGTAGATATTTATCCATTTCAATAAAACACCATAAAAGACAATGAAAAGCGGCACCTTGTACAGGGTAATTAATAGTTTCTTTTTTATTCATCAATCCACTGCATCTAAACCCAGTCAATAAATCAATATATCCTGTTTTTTGATACTTTCCCCACCATTCATCTTTCCATCGTGAATATTGTAAAAATCGTTTACCCCAAAAATCATTTTCTACATCTCGTACATGTTGTGTAAACGCTTCAATATTCTTGTATCCTTTCTTTATCAAATGATCCGCTAAATGCACACCTTCCATTACTTCAATACCTTGTCCCGTGTGCCATGCACCACGAGGCAGCCCTCCCCAATTACAAGCTAAATTTCCTGCACAATTTCCATAATAATCACCATAAAACTGTGGGAATACAAATCCATTCTTCGCTGCTTGTCTTAATATACCGTGCCCAGGTGTTTTTTTATCAAATTTATCAATTTCAAACAATTGTGCTGCCATATCAGAATGCATATCAGAATGAGGATCATTGATGTATTTTAACATCGTTGGATCTTTGTGATAACACGCTGCTACTTTCACTTCTGCACCTGAAAAATCAATTTCTAACAACTGATGTCCTTCATGTGGATATAATGCTTTTCTGCAAATCCTCATTGCTTCTTCATCTCGTTTAGGAATGTTTTGAAAATTAGGTGAATCGGATGAAGAGCGAAGTGTACGTACAAGATGAAGGTTATACACAGGATGAATCGTTCCATTTACTTGTTCTCGATGAAAAGCATCAAGATACGTATCTCGTATCTTTTTTAATTTGCGTATCTCCAACAATGCTTCCATTTCTGGAATTCCTAAAGCTGATAATGCTTCTTCATCCGTTGCACCTTGTCCTGTTACTGTTTCTTTTTCAGGTTTAATGTGTTTAACATCATAAAGGAAATGACGAAGTTGAATATTAGAATGAATATTCACTGCACTCTTTTGTGAATGTTCCCAATGTTTATAAAATTTAGTATTCTTGAACTGTCGTTCCATTCTATCAATCCTTCTTGTCAAATGCAATTTTTTGTTTTCAATATATTCTACATCTACACGAAATCCATGCTGTTCCGCACGTGATAAAGCAAGAATACCATCATGGAATAATTGATAAGCGTCTTTATTTGTAAATGTGATTTTCATTTTTTATTTATTAAATTCAATAAATTCTGGATACACATAATAAATTATTCCTGTTTCATCTTCTTGTACTTCATACCACATATCATACAACCATCGAAGTATTTTTCCATGTTTGTTTTTTAAAACACCTATTTGAAACCAGACGTATGGGTTAGAAAGGTAAATCATGTAATCCAATTATTTCTATTTGTTTTGTTGCTAAACGATATTGCCAAATTGAATCCATGGCACAATAAGTCATTAATTTTTCAGCACCCGCTTCTGTTGCAATTAATTCCTCGATACGATTTAAAGAATTAGCATTATCAGGAGTTACGCCTCGTAAATAAGGTTCAATATCACTTGCATAATCTACCACACCAAAATTAATGTATGTTTGAAATTTCAATCCAGTTATATACGGGCGATTATCTAATACATGCGCTGCAATCATCGAATCCCATATCCAATTTTTCACTTTCGCTTTTAATCGTACTTCACTCCAATTATTCTCAAATTTCATATTATGTGCCATTTTTTCAATTTGAGTATCAGCAAGAAGTTTTAAAAATGGCATACGATCTACAGGTTTACGTGGCATCATAAATACAAACACATTATCTGGTGACACAGCAACAGATGCACAAATGACACGATGACCGGCAGCATGTGGTTTTATTCCTGTTGTTTCATAATCAAATGCAACACGATGTGTAATACTTGGAATTTGCAATAGAATTGAAAGATCTTTGATGATATTAATACGAGGTTCATTATTTAACGGAAACGGTTTATTGATTAAAGCTAATGTACGCTTTAAATCATCTTTCCATATCGTTTCCATTTCCGTATCTCCGTTAGCAACAAACGATGGATGAAACACGGGACAAATCCACGCTTTTAAATCTTGATCAGGTATAGTAAATCCACGCCATTTTTCAATTCCACGAAAATCTTTTTTCCAACGATGTCCAATTAATGAATAAAGAGCAGCGGTTCCAAAAGCAATGATAAGATGTGGTTGGTATTTTTTTATATAATTCGCATTAAACATGCTACGACAACAATCAATCTCAAAATTACTCGGTTCTCGTTCCTCTTTTGTTTTCGTATCCTTTACGTGACAATTAACAGCGTTAATCGTTATGCAATCTGCATCTACATCTACATTCATTTTTCGTAAGGTACGGCGAAGAAGCCTTCCTGCAGCACCTTGCCACATCTCACCATTTTCATCTTCAACATCATTTGGACAACTCCCGATCAACATTATTCGTTTACCAAATTGTCCTTTTGGTGTCATTTTGGGTGATACGGCATTTTTAAACAAACCACAAGAAATGCAGGAATACGTTTTTCCGTCAGGTTGTGACTTGAATGAAAGATCTTTAGATGTAAAAAAACCACTCATTTTATTTCTCCTTTTACTGCTGCTACATACGCCCACAAATCACTTGAAAAATGTAATTTTCGTTCACATATCGTACACATTTGGGTTTCCGATAAAATGAATTGTAAAGCAGTAGGACAGATATTAAACACTATGCGTTCATCATCATACTTAATATTTGCTTCTTCTTCAAACAAGCTTCCTGTTTCTGAACGTGCCACAACTCGACAACGGTTTTTGCTTAAAGAAACTTCGATAGTTTCATCTGCAAAATAATCTCGTTTTGAAAAAACTGCAGCACGTTCCAAGACGGTATTAAGGTTTTTGGGAAATGTGACGGACAATCCTTCTTCTGTATCAAATAAATGATTAGTTGCAGGGAATCTTTCCACACCTTCACCAAATGCACGGCAAGAAATTATCACATCGTTTTTTGTCTTAAAATGTACCCAATTTGTATTTACTGAAATTTGCACAGGTGTTAAACGAATAACTTCACTACCATCTGTCGCCTTCAATAAAAAACTAGGAAAAGGCAAAGAACGATCAAACTTACATCTCGCAACCGCTTCACCATTCAACGCTTCAATATATCCGCTTTTATCCACATGCACCCAACCTGCTATGTTATTAGCATGTTTAGCAGCGCAAGGTATAACAAATTGTAAATATTCATTGAATGTTTCGGGAATGTTTTTCCATTCACCTATTTTACCAATATCATCAAATGGTAATTTTATGTGTGCTTCTATAACTAATGATGCTTTTACCCTTCCTGCTTTTAACACTAGTGTTGTTTCTGTTTCATTCAATAATAACTCAATTTCTTCTTGTTTTATTTTCGATAAAATCTTATACAATTCAACACTTTTCACTGCACCTTCAAAATCCAATTGCTTTAATGGGTGAGTGACACGAATAGAATCGTTGAATGTTATAACTTGTTTGTTCTTGAAAACAAAAGAGTCAGATTGTGTGAGTTTTTCTTTAGAAGCTAATCCAGGTTTCACAGCTTCTAAGATTTTTAATAGTTCATTTGTTTGTATTTTCATATGTTTTTTTTAATTGTATTAAATTATTAAGTTTATTTGAACGTTCTCCTAATAATGCAAATGACATTAATACATTTATCAACTGTAAATTGATTTTACAATCAATAAATTTATCATATAGCATTTTAATGATTTTAAGATCAATAGTGGATAGGTATATGATACAATTTGAAAATTTTTGAATTGTTGTTATAAGATATATGGCATTCCAAACGGAACGCATACGGGAATCATCCGATAATGTTTGTAAATCGAGTTTATATTTTGATAATAATTTTTCTACATTTTTTTTCATAGTTGGTGTTTTCATAAATGAAACATCAAATTGAGAAAAAGCAGGAAGTGAAAGTCCAAAACTATTACCTGTATTCTTTTTTGTATATGTTCGCACTCCTTTAGAAATTGGTAATGACATTATCATGTAATCTTGTTTTGTTTCACAACGGGTATTAGTAGGTATATCAATCTTCCCATACCTTGATCCACGTAATTGCCAAGCATGACTATCAACACTATACCATGGGTATCGCAGAATTAATTCAATATTAGCGATACCAAATCCATGTGTTTTTACACGTGGCATCCCGTTCATATCAATTAAATATTTATTGAATAATGGATCTAACCATGTTTTTAATTTTGTAGTGTTCATTCCAACAATTCCACCTAAACAAATATATTCATATCCTTTATCAATATATCTTTTTAACCAACGTACATCTTCCCCACCATGAAACGTGGGCAAAGGATGTAACCCCGCCCGTTCCATGATAATTTGATTTTCCCAGGTTTTTTTTGAATCCCCAATAACATCTAATCCAGCATATACACTTATTGCTGTTTTATTTTCATAAATAAATGATATATACTTATCTATATCAATTATTTTTCCTCGTGTTTTTGCGGAATACGCCCCGGAATCTAAAAATAAATTCATCGTAAAAGGTACATTAATTCATTTTTAGCAGAAGGGTCTGTAAGAAAAACACCTTTCATACTGGAAGTAACCATAACAGAATTTTGTTTTTCTACACCTCGCATACGCATACACATATGAGTTGCTTCAATAATACATGCAGCACCTTTTGGATTAAGTGTTTCCATCAAAGCGGATGTGACTTGGTCACCTAGACGTTCCTGTATCTGTAAGCGTTTAGCAAAAATATCTACAAGACGTGCAAGTTTACTAATACCTACAATCCTTCCATTTGGATCAGGGATATACGCCACGTGTGCTTTTCCATAAAATGGCAACATATGATGTTCACACATTGAATACAGTTCAATGTCTTTCAATAGTACAATAGCATCATATCCATCCGCTGCAAATGTTGTTAAAATATCTTCAGGTTTTTGTGTGTATCCTTTAAATATTTCAGCATACATTTTAATCACCCTTTTTGGTGTGTCCACTAATCCTTCACGTGTTGTATCTTCACCAATGTATTCAAGAAGATGTGTAACGTGAGATAAAGGTGTTGTTAATTGTGTGTCTTTCACTGTTTGAGATGCAAGATATTGTTGCAAAGTTATTTCTTCATACCCTTCATTAACTAAATGCATAATTAAATCACAATCCCATTTAAAATCAAATGATGATATAAAATAACCATAAATCTCGACATCTCCTACATACCCAGCACCTGGTGCATTTTTAGCAATATAACCAGTTAATTCATCACCTCCTTTAATAAACCATTTTTCTGGCAAGTTATTCATAGTATTTAAAGTTTAATTATTATTTTATTAAAAAGTAAAGAATATGTTATGGTAAATTGAAATGATTCCAATTTATATTTTTTGCACAATTCATCTCTGATTCCTATTACAATATCTTCCATATACATTGTCCGAAATGCAAAGGAGTGGATAATGTGACGAAGTGCATAAATTTCAATCATCTTTTTTGATTGTATCGTGATGAACCCAAAATCCGGAAGATGATTTACCGGACAAATTGTAACCAAGGGTACCCAATGCTTATACGTACACACCATGATATTACGATTATTAATAATCCAATAAAATATGTTTTATTAAAAAATTCCCATTCCATTATTCCTTTAATTCGTAAACTTGAAAATGGATAAAAAAATTGTGGGGAAAATTTTTCACCATGTGTTATTGCATCCAATGCAATATGACTACAAACCCCAATAAAAATATCAAAATTAATAAAGAATAATATAAATGGAAATGATAAAGAATGAGTAAATTTATAAAATACATTAGGAGTAGTCGTGCGTTTTAGGGCAAAAACATCAGGTAATACCGCACCAATCACCACTCCTAATGTAGGTTCTTGCATGGATGTAGCAAAAATAATATGACTAATCACATCCATTATGTTTCATACATTATTGGATCTTTTAATCCCAGTTCAGCAAACGCTTCTAATCTTTCCACACAACTCCCGCATTTCCCACATGAATATTGTTGATCTTTATAACATGTTCGTGTGAGATGATAAGGAACAGCAGGTGTAAGATGATAACCTATATACAATATTTCTGTTTTTGTTTTGTACAAAAAAGGTGCTTCTATACGTAATCTTCCTTCTGTAGAATATTCCAACGTTGCTTCTAAAGCAGCAATAAATTCAGGACGACAATCTGGGTAGATGTGATGATCACCTGCATGAACACCTAATGCTATGCAATCTGCGCCAATAGATTCTGCATATCCTGCCATTACAGCGGCTATCACCAAATTCCTACCTGGTACAACTGTCTTCGACATGCTCGCATCATTATAATGTCCTTCAGGTATCTCACCTCCAGATTTCAATAAATTAGATTGAAACGCCTGAAACGCTTGTCTTAAATCAAACATTTTGGTTTCGATCTTAAACCCACGTTCCTTATAAAACCGCACAACATCACTTGCCGCTTGTGTTTCATATGCACTATGTTTCGATCCATACAGGAAAGAACAACAATGGGCTTCAGCCCCTTGCCGGAGATAATACCCCAGCAAGGTTGCCGAATCCATACCACCTGATAACCCTAAAACAACTTTCATTTAAAAGTATACTTACCGTTCGTCAACTTAACAACATCCATAATAATAAGCATTGCTACAAAAAGATCAAATGCTGCTTTAGCACCTTTTGGATTTGCTGTACCACCATTTTTTACATAAAATGTATCAATCATTTCAATAATTTGATCCTTTGTTCCCCCTTTCTTCAATGCCTCCTTTAAAGCATGTGCACGGGTGTACCCATTAGTTCTTGTAGATTTTTTTGCAACCGTAGGTTTCTTTTCTTTTTCAACTACTTCCTTTTCTGCTTCCTTTTCTACTTTTTTCTCTACTTTTGCAGGTGCTTTCTTTTCCAATTTTGCCGGCTCTTTCTTTTCTACCTTCTTTTCCGGCTTCTTTGCTGGTTTCAATGCTGTTTTTGCAGCATCAACAATTGCTTGCATTGCTTCTTTTAATGCACTTGCTGTTTTATAAGAAGCAAGTTTAGAAACAAGAGGTTTGAACAAATCATTATCTTTGCAGATGTCCACAAATTCATTCCTTTTTTCTGCTTCATCCATTTCATCCTCGATGTCATTCAATTCTTCCAATGGATCAACTTCATCAGCATCTTCATCTGTTTCCTCAGCCTCGTCTGCATCATCATCAGTGTCGTCCGTTTCCTCAGCTTCATCGTCTGCATCTTCATCTGTTTCCTCAGCTTCGTCTGCATCATCTGTTTCTTCTTCAACAACCTTTTTAGTTGTTTTCTTTGCTTTCTTCAATTCTTCCAACACATCCACCGTATCATCCGAAAATTCATCATCCGGTTGAATCTCTTCCATCGCTTCTTTAATCTTTGCAATCAATGCATCTTCTCCTAATTTTGCGTTAATAGCAGGATCAAGACCCATTACATCATTAAGTTCCTCAGCGGCAACTCTCAATTGTTTCAATGTTACACTCATTTTTGATTAAAATTTAAAGATTAATAAATAAAAACTATTTTTGATTAAAATTAAATTCCAGTTTTCTTGTCCCATAATATGATATGCTCCCTCGTACTATACCTTACATTGTGTTTTATTGCCATCCTCACTACTCGTTCCCTGTTTTCACACAATTCATCTCTTGTAGCACCTAATGGCATTAATACAATTTGATCTTTTGTAATCAATTCCGGTATAAGGAAATCTTCTAATATCTCTTTCCAATCACTTTCATCCTTTACTACAAATTTAAACCAAGAATTTGGGCGTTTGGAAAGTGCTTTTAATACCTCAGGTTTAT